GAACATAACCTCCAGATCAATGTCGCCCTTCTTGATGTGGTGGGTGTATGGAACAGACCATATGAACTTTCCCCACTCATGCTCTGGAAACCAATCAAGCCAAGTCTTAATCGCGGTAATGATGGCTGGTCGGTTTGGTGTTAAGGTTCCAGAGGTTCAGCCTTTTGGTGACAGTTCTAAAGCTAAAGTGGGGATGAGACATGGCGAAGAGTCCAGCGTGGCAGCGGAAAGCGGGGAAGAACCCAAGCGGCGGGTTAAACGCCGCAGGAAGGGAGAGTTACAATCGGGAGACGGGGGGCAACCTGAAGGCTCCAGTGAAGTCGGGGGACAACCCGAGGCGGGCGAGCTTCTTGGCTCGGATGGGGAACATGGCGGGGCCTGAGCGTGATGAGAAGGGAAGGCCCACTCGTCTTCTTCTCAGCCTAAAGGTATGGGGTGCAAGTAGTAAGGAAGATGCTCGCGCCAAGGCTCGCGCGATTAGTCGTCGATTGAAAGCAAAGAAGGATTGATGAGATGTGCTTTAGTACTCCAGTGATTCCTCCAGTTCCGATTAAGTATGAGAAGCAGGACTTTGGTCCGCTGAAGGAGCTTCCTACTGGAACGCCTGCTAAGCGCGATATGCCGATGTATGGTGATCGCACCGTAACTCAGGCTAATACTAAAACTAGCGCCAAGGCTCGCAGCTTGTTGATGCCATTTACGATGAGCGGATCATGAAGTCGAAGGTGAACGAGGCTGGGAATTATACCAAGCCTGAGATGCGCAAGACCTTGTTCAAGCGCATCAAGGCTGGCGACAAGGGTGGCGGCGCTGGCCAGTGGAGTGCGCGCAAGGCTCAGATGCTGGCTAAGGAGTATAAGGCCAAGGGTGGTGGGTACACGTCATGAAAGAGACGCAGAAGAGTTTACGTCGATGGACTGCTCAGAAGTGGAGAACCAAGAGTGGTAAACCTTCTACGCAAGGCAGTGAAGCTACTGGTGAAAGATACTTGCCAGAGGATGCCATTAAGAGTTTAAGTTCTGATGAGTATGCTCGCACGACTGCTGCAAAGCGGGCTGCTGTTAAAGCTGGTAAGCAAGTGAGTAAGCAACCCAAGTCAATCGCAAACAAGGTAAGGAAGTACCGAGATGGCTGATTCGATGAAGCTTGGCGGTGGTGGCCGCTTCAAGAAATTGGTGAAAGAATTGACAGCTAAAGATGTGAAAGACCCAAAGGCTCTTGCTGCTTCAATTGGCCGCAAGAAATATGGGAAGGCCAAGTTTCAGAAACTAAGTCAGAAATAAAAGGAATCATTGAGATGTATAAGATGAACAAAGGCGGCAAGGGCGACATGAAAGCAATGCCAAAGCCGATGGCCAAGCCAACGACTAAGGCTACAGCGAAGCCGAAACCCAAGGGAAAATGAGTTTTCTTTCTTCCCTAGCAAAGCAAGATTTGAATCTTCTTCGCGGTATCGTGCGGAAGGTTCATCTTGTTCATGTGCCTCAAGAATTTGCTACGAACATTGAGTGCGACAAACTCATTGAGAGTCTTGGCCCAGAGATTGCCGAGCGCATGATCCGCTTTGGTGTGGACAAAGGGTTGCGATGATCGACTTCAAGTACAAGCCTGATGGCGAGATTCTGAAAACCTTTATGAAGGACGATACGTTCTTCAGAGGTATTCGCGGGCCAGTTGGATCTGGCAAGTCAGCAGGCTGTTGTATTGAAGTCTTTCGTCGCGCCCTCCTTCAAGAGAAAGGGGCTGATGGCATTCGCAGAAGTCGATGGGCTATCATCCGAAACACCAACCCACAGCTTAGGACAACCACGATTAAGACTTGGCTTGATTGGTTTCCAGAGCATGAGTGGGGAAAGTTCATATGGTCTGTTCCATACACCCACCACATCAAGAAGGGCGACATTGATCTGGAGGTTATGTTCCTCGCATTGGATCGACCTGAAGATGTTAAGAAGCTCTTGTCATTGGAACTTACTGGCATCTGGATCAACGAAGCGCGCGAGATTGCGAAGAGCATCATCGATGCGTGTACCATGCGTGTAGGTCGTTATCCTTCTATGCGTGATGGTGGTCCGTCTTGGACTGGAGTTATTGCTGATACCAACGCGCCAGAAGAAGACCACTGGTGGCCGATTATGTCTGGTGAGGTTCCAATCCCAGATCACATTCCAAAGGAGCAAGCCAAGATGTTGGTTAAGCCAACCAACTGGCGCTTCTTTACGCAGCCTGCTGGTATGATTGAGGTGAAGAACGATGAGGGATCGATTGAGTCCTACGTTCCAAACCCTTCTGCTGAGAACTCCAAGAACATGATGAAGAGTTACTACCCCAACCTGATTCAAGGTAAGACCAAGAGTTGGATCGATGTCTATGTGATGAATCGACTTGGATCTATTCAGGATGGAAAGCCAGTGTACTCTATGTTTGCACCTGATGTTCACATTGCAAAGGAAGAGATTCCGATTGCCGCTGGCCTTCCTGTCTATGTCGGCTTGGACTTTGGACTTACTCCCGCTGCAGCCATAGCACAGAAGGTTCGTGGTCGTTGGCTGATTCAGTCTGAGATTGTTGCCATTGATATGGGCATTGTTCGATTCGCTGAGGTTCTTAGGAATGAATTGGCGATTCGGTTTTCTGCCGCGAGTGAAACGATTATCTATGGCGATCCTGCTGGTGACTTCAGGGCGCAGACTGATGAATCAACCCCGTTTCACATCCTTCGCGGCGCTGGCCTTCGTGCGTTTCCCGCTCCATCCAACTCTCCAGATCTTCGAATCGAAGCTGTTTCTTCTCAGCTTACCAAGATGATCGAAGGCAAGCCTGCCTTTCTAATTGATCGACGCTGCTCTACCCTGATCAAGGGCTTTGAAACTGGATACTCCTACAAGCGGATGGAAGTTTCTGGCGAGAGATACTCTGACAAGCCAGACAAGAATATGTACAGCCACATTCACGATGCGTTGCAGTATCTTCTTCTTGGCGCTGGCGAGGGTCGTGCATTGATGACATCTCAGAAACCAGCACAGGTGACAGTGGCCAAGAGTGACTTTAATGTGTTCGAGCGGCATCAGAAACAGAAGCGCCGTCAAGGTCTATGGTCTAGAATGTAGTTTGTGCATTGATGCGTATCATCTTTAACGTTTATTCAATCGGAAACATAGGAGGTCATCATGTGCTTTGGACCAAGCGAAGCTGAAAAAAAGGCTGCTAAGAAATCTCAAAAGGAACAAGCGGAAGCATCTGCCGAGGCGCGAGCCGCCGCTGAGGCCGCTGCCCGTGAGGAAATTGATCGCCGCGCTGCAGCTAAGGCTGAAGATATTTCAGAAGCAATTAGCGCAACAGATGTCCGCCGTGGTATGCAAGGTGGATCTGGACGCCGTTCTCTTTTCTCCGCATCTGGCGGCGGCTTTTTAGGTAGGTTCTAATAATGAAAGATCCATTGGCAAAGAAGTATCTTGAGCGATACATCAAGTCTAAAGCATTCCGTGAAAACTGGGTTCCCCTGTTTGAGGAGTGCTATGAGTACGCCCTACCTCAACGCGAATCATTTTACTATGAGGAAGCGGGTCAGCGTCGAGACGATAAGATCTTTGACGAGACTGCAGTTGTCGGCGTTCAGGAATTTGCCAGCCGACTTCAGAGCGGACTTGTTCCAAACTTTGCTCGCTGGGCTGATCTTGTTTCTGGCAGCGAGGTTCCAAAGGATCAGCGTGAAGCTGTAGACAAAGACCTTGATGAAGTTACCGAGTATGTATTTGAGATCCTTCAGTCCTCCAACTTCAATCAGGAAGTCCATGAGTCGTTCATGGATCTAGCTGTAGGCACTGGCATTCTTGCTGTTGAAGAAGGCAATGCGCTTAATCCTGTTATATTCTCTGCAGTGCCATTGCCTCATGTGGTTCTTGATACTGGCCCAGATGATCGCATTGACCATGTGTTCCGCGAGCGAAAGAAGATTCGGTTTACCGATCTAAAGATTCTATATCCAAACGGAACCTTTGATGAAAAGGTAAATCGTCGAATGAGTGGCGATGACACTACTACTGTCTTGGAAGTGGTGTGTCGCAACTACGATCTTCGTAATGAAGAAGGTTACTATCACTATGCAATCTGCATGGAGACTGAAACCGTTCTCTACAAGAGAGAGATGAAGGGTGTTGGATCTAATCCATTCATTTGTTTCCGCTGGTCAAAGTGCGCTGGGGAAGTCTATGGTCGTGGCCCACTGCTGAACGCACTGTCTGCCATTAAGACTACCAACCTAACTATCGAACTTGTGCTTGAGAACGCGCAGATGTCTATCAGTGGTATCTATCAGATGGAAGATGATGGCGTTATTAACCCAGACACTATTCGCTTAGTGCCCGGCACTATCATTCCAAAGGCAGCCGGAAGCCAAGGATTGCAGCCCATCAACGCCGCTGGCCGCTTTGATGTTGCTCAGCTTATCCTAAGCGATATGCGCCTCAACATTAAGCGCGCGCTTTACAATGATATGCTTGGCAATCCAGACAAGACGCCAGCTACTGCAACTGAAGTGGCCGAGCGCATGGCCGATTTGTCTCGTCGCATTGGGTCTGCATTTGGTCGCCTTCAGGCCGAATTGGTTCAACCAGTTCTTCAGCGCGTGATTTATATCTTGAAGAAGCAGGGTCGCATTGAAGTGCCAACAGTAAATGGTCGTGAGGTAAAGGTTCGCTCTATCTCTCCACTGGCCCAAGCCCAAGCAACTCAAGACATCTCCAGCGTTGCTCGTTATCTTCAACTTGTCGGTGGAACGTTTGGCCCAGAAATGCTTCAGCTTTTGATTGACTCTGAAGCAACGGCAATTCACTTGGCTAAGAAGTTTGGCGTTCCAGACAGCTTGATTCGAAGCACAGAGCAGCGTAAACAGATAGCTGCAATAGCGCAGCAAATGGCGCAACAGCAGCAACAGCAACAGCAAATGGGAGCGCAAGTTGGCGGTCAACCAGTCTAGGATCAACATTGGAATTGATGGCATTCCGCGAGATCAAGCGGAAGACAGACAGGTAAGCGCACACATGGCTGAAGTGTTTTCCTCTCCAGCAGGAAAGGAAACACTGCGCTACCTTCGATCCATTACCATTGAATCGGTATGTGGACCAAACATCAGCACAGAAGAATTACGTCACATTGAAGGGCAGCGATATCTTGTTGGCCTTATTGAACGCCGCATTTCACACGCGCATAGGAACAAGCAATGAGCGAATCTCTTCTAGGTCAAGGCACTTCTGAGCAGACCACTCAGACAACAACTGAATCAACGACTGCACCAGCGGTAAATCCTTCAGTGAATCAAAGCACAGCGCCTCAAGGTGCTGATTCTTCTCAGCGCCCAGAGTGGTTGCCTGAGAAATACAAGTCTCCAGAAGAACTTGCCAAAGCCTATAAGGAATTGGAAAGCAAATTGGGAACCAAGGAAGAAGACTATCGCAAGAAGATCGTTGAGGAACTTCAAGCAGAAGCTTTCAAGGATCGTCCAGCATCTTCTGGCGAATATCAACTTCCAGATTTTGTAGACTCAGAAGAATCTGTAAACAGTGATCTTCTAAAGTGGTGGGCAGATCATTCCTTTGAGAATGGTTACTCTCAAGAAGAGTTTGCCAAGGGCATTGAGATCTACAAAAACTCTATGCCGCAAGGGCCAGACCTTAACGCTGAACGTGTTAAGTTAGGTGATAGCGCAAATCAACGCATTGATGCTGCGTCGATGTTTGCTATGAAGTTTTTTCCAGAGAAGACCCTTCCTGCAATCGAGCGTCTTTGCGAAAGCGCAGAAGGCATTATGGCTTTGGAAGTCATCATGGAATCCATGAAGGATGGTTCGTTTACTACTCAGGCAAACTCTTCTGGTGGTTCGACTGAAGCAGATCTCAAAGAGATGATGCGGGATGAGCGGTACTGGAATGCAGCTAAACGTGATCCAGATTTTGTAAAGAAGGTAGATGCGGGGTTCAAGAAGATCTATGGGTGAGATTCACATTGAGGAACGTGGTCTGACACTTGTCGATCTTGAAGAGTCTCACATCAAACCCTTTGTGGATAACATTAGTCCAGAAAGTGAAAGAGAGTTTAATGTTTTCTACAATGTGTCTCTGACTGATGCTCTTACCAATGTTATCAATGATCCATTTGCTTTTGCTGTTTTGAAGGATGGTCGCCCAGTTGCAATTACTGGAGCGGCCCTCTTTACTGATCACGCATTGATTTGGGCTGTGTTTAGCAAAGACTTGCGCAGAAATTGGATCAGTTTTGCAAGGGCATCTCGACGGCTAATGAGTTTTTATCACGGCCTTCACGAAGAACTTCGTTCTACAGTTTGGTCTGAGAATCACATGGTTCATCAATGGCTGTTGCATTTAGGATTCGTTCCAACGGATATTTCTTACAATCCAAAGGATAAGCAATCCTGTTTACATTTTGTGCGTTGCGACAAGGATGCAAAATATGATGATGGTTCTTTATCACGGCCCGTGCTGCACTGAGAGGCCCGCAAGGACACCCTCAACGAAGTGAGAAGGCGGACACCCGTCCAACAGCAATCTCATATGGACCTTGAAAATGTCAAACACAATTGATCAAGCTTTCATCAAGCAGTTCGAAACCGAAGTTCACATGGCGTATCAGCGCATGGGTTCCAAGCTACGGAACACTGTTCGCACGACCAATGTAACTGGTTCGTCTGCTCGATTCCAAAAGATCGGTGCGGGTTCCGCAACGACTAAATCCCGCAATGGTAACGTGGCTCCAATGGAGTTGGCTCACACCTACGTTGAAGCAACGATGGCTGACTTTTATGCAGCTGAATACATCGATAAGCTGGACGAACTGAAGATCAACATTAACGAGCGTCAAGCTGTAGCCCAGTCTGCTGCTGCTGCTCTAGGTCGTAAGACCGACGAACTTCTGATCACAGCTATGGACGCTGGCGCAAACGCAACGCAAGTCAACTCGGCGGCCGCTGCTGTTGAAAAGGCTGACATGCTGACTCTGTTCGAATTGTTTGGCACAAATGACGTTCCTGAAGATGGTCAACGTTATATCGCTATGCATCCTAAGGGTTTTGCGGACTTGTTCAACATCACCGAATTTGCTTCTTCGGATTTTGTTGGCCCGCAGAACTTGCCCTTTGCTGGCGGCATGACCATGAAGGAATTTCTTGGCTTCAAGATCTTCTCGACCTCCGCAGTTACGGCTGGCAAAAACTTTGCCTACCATACCTCGGCAGTCGGCCTCGGCATCAACGCCGATGTGCAGACGGAAATCAACTATGTGGCTGAGAAAGTCTCGCACCTTGCAACCTCGATGATGTCGATGGGTGCTATTGCTATCGATAGCAATGGTATCTACGAACTGCTCGACAACAACTAAGGAGAAATAGAAATGGCTTTTACTCCCGCTTCTCTAACTCGCCTTGCTGGCGCTTCGGGCGTTTCCTTGTGGCACTACTCCACGGCTGATGCTATCGCTACTGTCAACACTGCTGGTTACTTTGATTCCGCTGCAAATATGCTTGGCCTTAACGATGTTATCATCACTGTAACCTCTACTGGCGGCACTCCCGTTGTGGGTCATACTTATGTTAATGCCAACTCTGGCACGGTTGTTGATATTGTTGATGGCGTTGCCATCACCAACACTGACACTGACTAAGAAAGGAGAGGGGGGTTTCGGCCCCCCTAACCCAATATGCCCGCAAATACAGCAATCAAGATTTGTTCTCGCGCCTCCGTCCTAATGGGCGGATCAGTCATTTCATCCTTTTCAGATGGTACTGTTGAGTCCGATGTGTGCGATGCGATGTATGAAGACATTGCGCGGGCCTGCTTGACTAACACTCGCTGGCGTTTTGCAACCAATCAATCAGTCCTCAATCGTATTGCTACTGAGCCAACGGGTCGCTTTGATGCTGCCTATCAGCTTCCGTCTGATATGTTGATGCTGAACGCAATTACTGTAAATGAATTTCCAATCGAGTATGACATCTATGGCGACAAGGCTTACTGCAATGCTGTCCCTCAAGATGTTGTGATTGCTGACTTTATCTTTCGCGCCCTTGAATCAAACTGGCCCCCTTACTTTACGATTGCCGTAGAGTTTTCTATGGCTGCCCTTCTATCTACTTCCGTTGCTCGTGATGCTTCTCTTGCCTCGCTGATGGAACAGAAAGCTGGTATGTACATGATGCAGGCGCGCCGTCTTGACTCTCAGCAGCAGACAACTCGCAAGCTTAATACGTCGAGGTTTATTGCACAAAGGCGCAGCTAATGCGGAAGATCAGAGTTCCCATCAACAGCTTTCAGTATGGTGAAATAAGCCGTTCTGCAATGATGCGGACTGATAGTCCCATCTATAATGCTTCAGCGCAAAGCATAAAGAATATGACCATCATGTCGGAAGGTTCGCTGAAGAAGCGCCGTGGCATGAAGTTTCAAGCCAGACTTTCCAGCATTACGCGCGATACCAGCAAGGTGCTTCAGGCTTACCTTGTTCAGTTTGTTTTCTCCGAGGATGAGCAATACATTATCTCAATTGAGAATGCTAAGGTTCGATGCTTTAGGATTGTTGGATCAGACCTTACTCTTGTGTCCACACTGACGCAGGATACAAACTCAAGCGCCCTTCCGTTTGATGATGATTACCTTCATCAATATACTTTCGCTCAGTATGGCGATGTTATGTTCATCTGCCATCCGTTGTTTATGCCAAGGATGTTGATTCGAACTGGACTTACCAGCTTTGAAATCACGCCCTTTACGTTTGATGTCCGCGCGGACAATCAGCAAATCTATCAGCCATATTCTGCGTTTCATCGCTCTTCTATTACCCTTGACCCAAGCGCAACCAGTGGATCGAACAGAACCTTTACGACAAGTTCTGCTTACTTTGACACTACTGGCTCTCAAACTGGAGGGAATTATCTAAGCTCTCGTCACGTTGGCGTAACTCTTCGTTATGTCGATACCGAGATCACGATTACAAGTGTTCAGTCAGCAACCCAAGCAACTGGCAATATAATTGGTACGCTTAGACAGCGCCTTAGTATTCTTAATCCTCTCCGCACTATTGATAACTCAGCGACTGTTGAGGTTACTCATATTAACCACGGATTTGCTGGTGGTGAGTCGATTACGATTGAGGATGCGGCTGCTGTAGGTGGCATTAACGCAAGCCAAATTAATGGAGCCAGAACTATTGGCACTATTATTGATATCAATACTTACACAATTACTGCTGGAACCACTGCAAACTTATCTGAAGATGGCGGTGGATTGGTTAAGGTAGTTACTCACGCACCCACCACTCAATGGAGTGAACAGGTGTTTTCTGCTCGTCGTGGATATCCTGCTGCGGTTGCTTTCCATGAAAGCCGACTTGTTTTTGGTGGAACTATCGATCAGCCAGATACGATTTGGTTTAGCCAGATTGGTGAATACTTTAACTTTGATGCTGGTGATGCGACCGACACAGACTCATTTGATATTGTAGCAGCAACTGGTGATGTGAACGAAATTCGATACATTGTTTCAAGTCGTGATCTACAGATCTTTACTGACTCTTCTGAGTTTTACATTCCAGCATTTCTCAATCAGACAATCACTCCAACGAATGCTCAGATCAAAAAGCAAACTCCTTATGGAGCAAACTTTGTTACGCCTCACACCTTTGATGGCGCAACGCTATTTATTCAAACTGGCGGAAACGTCATGCGCGAATATCTATACACTGACGCTGAAGATGCCTATGCCTCTGTTGGGGTTTCGACTGTAGCGTCCCATCTTTTGGATGATCCAATTGATATGGATGTGGTTCACGGTGCGTTTGGTGAAACTGAGTCTTATGCTGTTGTTGTAAACACCTCTGGATTTATCTCACTGTTTGGCTCCAATCGTGCAGAAAAACGTGCTGGCTGGATGAAGTGGGAATCTAGCCTAGGTGATTTTCAAAGCGTTGTAGCTGTCGATGATAGGGTCTTCGCAACTGTTTGGTCTGATGGGTTTCTTCAGCTTTGCGAGTTCACTGGTGGTGTTGGCTTAGATAACTACACTTCTGGTGCTGGCCCTACAATCAGCATGACAAACATCTTTGCTAATGGATCTACAGTCCACATAACTGGAGTATCTACAACAACTGGAACTCAGGATTATCTTGGCACTAAGGTTGTTGCCAGTGGCTCTATCAACGTTTCTGAATTTACTGGGTACTCAACATTCTATGTTGGCACTCCATTTGACATTGAGGTAAAGACAAATCCGATTGATGCTGATGTACCAACTGGCCCTATGACGGGCGAAATTCGATCAGTGTCTACTGTAATTCTTGATCTAACTAACGCTCGTTCTGTGAGTGTTAATGGGCGTCCGCTTGTGACAACGAATTCAGTTACTGGCAAGAAGGAGTTTCGATTGAATGGGTATGGTCGCGATCCTCAAATCACGATTACTCAAGCCCACCCACTGCCGCTTCAAGTTAACGGCCTTATTGCGGAGTTGATAATCTAATGATCCAGTTTCTTATGCTCGCTGCAACGGCTGTATCTGCTGGCGCTCAGATCGCTGGCGGAATTGGTGCGTCACAAACTGCCGCCTTCGACTCTTGGCAAGCTGAGTTTCAAGGTCGGCTTAATGGTTTCAATATTGAAACAGAACGTCAACTCTACATGGCTGAAGCTTCTCAACGCAGTAATGATCGTTTGGAGATGTACAGACAAAACCTATCGTCTAATATTGCTAGCTTTGCTGCGGCTGGCCGTGATGTTGGCGGGCAAGATCGTTCTGTTGCTAACTTTCTTGAGAAACAAAAAGGGATTGCTGGTGAAGACATTAAGCGTGTCGCCACGATGGCTGATCTTAACTCTAGAAAGTTACAAGCTGAGTCATTGTCGGCTACTGCTGAAGGCGTTCAGCGCGCTGCTGCCATTAGGGCGCAGGGTCAGGCTCAGGCTATATCATCTATGATTGGCGCATTCTCTACTGTTGCTGGCGGCTTGTATCAATACAATCAGATTGCCACGCCTGTTTCTGCTCGTAGTACTGTATCAAGAGCGGCTTCTCCACCTCCACCTCGACCAATTTCTTTCTCTCAATAGGGTCTAATCAATGGCTGTAATTCGTGAAGATCGCAAATACACAATTGGTCCAATTGGTGTTGCCAGATTATCTAGTCCAGTTCCAAGCAGCAATGGATCTCAGGTCATTGCTGAGGCAGTGGCTTCTGCTGCTGACAATATGGCTGATCGGTTCTTTCGCGAAGGCGCAAAGAAGGCCGAACAGTTTGGTATTGAGCAAGGCTCCTCTGCTTCCCGTGAAACAATACTTGCAATCGATCCAGCAACTGGTGCGCCAAAGGCTTATGAAACTCCAAAGGGATTTGGAACAATTGCGCAGGATGCGTATCAACGTGTGATCCTAACCCGCTTTCAATCTTCTGTTGAGGAAGAGATTCGACTGAAGGCAAAGGAACTTGCGGCCACATACGATGGTTCTGTTGATCGATACACTGCAGCTATGTCTGAATACATTGGCGCAATGGCTGTGAATGCTGATGGCCAGTTTCAAACTTACATTCAGGATGTTGGCACAAGCTATCTAAATGCTACTCGCACTGCGATGGCCATTGATCAGATCAATCGTGAGCGCACTGCTGCTGCCAATGCACAAGGCGCTAGTATCGCTGCGGGCAATGATGCCTTGCGCAGTCTTGTTGCTTCTTCTGGTGCTGCGTCTGCACTATCATCAGAACCTACTCCTGTCTCGACTATTAACGCAGCGGTTGATGTTGCCATTGATGATGCAGCTAAGGCAGAACTGTTTACTCCAGAACAGGTTGCTTCACTTGGCCGAGATAAAGTTATGGCTTTAGCCCTTGGTCAAGTTGAGTTTTTGGCTTCTCAAGTGTCTTCTTCAACTCAGGCCAATCTTCTCAATGCTTCTATTGCTTCTGGAGATCCTTCTTTAATTACAGATCCTTCGCTTCAAGTTATCATGTCAACTCTTGGCTATGAAGATAGGAAATCTATTGAAAAGTTTTCAGAGGATTCTGTTGGCGATATTGGTAAGTTTCTTAAGATAAAAGAGGATGAACAGACTGCGGCTTACAAAGCAAATGGAATTGTTGCTGCGTCAAGGATAACTTCAGATACTATTAGTTCTGTAGCTACTATTTCAAACAACGCTTACAACTATCCGATCCCAACTGTCGTTGAGGTTACAAGAGATTCTTATGCTGATAGCATGGAACTTGCTACTGAATATGAACGGACTGGCCGCACTGAAGAAGCTAATGCTGAAAAGAACAGAGCCACTGTTTATTTTGATGCTGCCGTTTCTAGTTTGCAAAATCGAGTTTTAATTGGCTTGAATACTGATCAGACAAGAGCAGCAACAAATGCTGTCAATAAGCGGAACGCGTCTTTAGCTCCGCCCGATAGACAGGAAGCCGTTGCGGCAATCATTGACCTAGCCAACATCGATCCAAAAATTATTGATTCTTTTAGTTCAGTTGCTGAAGAGCATATCCAAAACGAAAGTAAACTTAGAGACGATCAAGCACAAGCTGCAGCATATGTTTCTGCGGAAAGGTTGATTCGAAATAGCTCGCTTCAACTTAGTCGATTAAGTTCCGCTGATATTGATGCTCAGGTCAATTCAGTTAAAAACTCAGTTGCAGGTTCAGGTCTTAGCTTGGAAAAGCAAGAGGCTTTGTTTAAGCGTTTGAGTAACGCTGCTGCTCTTGCAAATGTTCCAAAGCTGTTTGCTGGACAGATGCCAACTGTTTTGCAAATGGACGCGATGCAAAGCTATATTGATAGTAATGGGATTGACACTGGAGTGTTAGCGCCATCGCAAATGGAAATCTTAGATGAAATCATAAAGCATCAGTCTCAGTCTTTAGATGATTCCTCGGTGCGAACGGCCATCAATGAACAGATACTTGCCAAGGGGAAGCTATACACTGAGATTGAAACTCAAAAAAAACGTGGAAGGTTGTTTTACGATATCAGAGCAGGTCAAGCAAATGGATCTCTTCCAGAGGTGAGAATAGCAGCAGATGATCTTGCAAAGGAAAATTATCTTAATCGTCCAGAACTTGGCGGAGCTAATTATGGCGATCTAATCAGCAATGGTTCTTTGTTTACCGATCCTAATAATGCAGATGCTTTAAGCGCTTTAGGTACGTTAACCGTCATGCCTGAGAGTGTTCTTCAAGCCTTTCGTGGCGCATCTACTGGAGCTATCGGTGGTGATCGGCTTGGTTTTGTTCTTCGTGCTTGGAATGAACTTCGATTCACAACTGATCCAGTTACTGGCAATGATATCTTTTCTCCTGCTGTAAGATCAGCCATGACTGCAGACGATATTGCAAAGCTGGACATGATGAGCGGTACATACGCAATGTCCAATTTTTCTGTAGAGAAGGTTCAAGAAGCCATCAATCTTTACGATAACTACAAGGACAATCCAGCATACAAGGCCAAAGTTGAAGAGAAGCTTGGAGCGCCACTTGAGGTTTTTGTTTCTCAACTTGATGGGATTGATGGTGCTATGCCTCAAGACGTAGCTGCAATAACTGCAGCAGCGTTGGGCTTGGCTGGATCTTCAGAGGTTACCCGTATAACCACCAGCGGAATCAAAGATAAGTTGGAAACTCAACTTAATCTTTCTTACCCTAATGATGGTAACGTGATGAATGGTTCGGGCGGTCTTCGCTCAGCAGCGGCTCCATCTGCTGTACTTGGTGGCTTAGCGCCTCAATGGAATAATTTTGTTTTAGATTATGTAAAGCGTAACGGCTTTACTATTGATGGTGAAAAAGTTTCCGTCGCAAAGATGGCCGATTTGAATGATATTGATAGGATGTCTAGGCCTTCTGTCGTTGGTGTTGGCGCTCTTGGTGTCCCAACTCTATCAGATAAGGATTCAAAGAAGATCTTCTTGCAGCCAGTTGGTTCAACAATTGCTGATGGAGCGTATTACAATGTCATGCTGTGGCGAACACAGGCTGAAGGTGGGCCTGTCGCTTTGCGTCAAGAGATAACTATTTCATCACCAGATGGTGTTCGTGATGGCCCAAAGATTTATCCAGTAATGACTCTCAATACTAAAGATCCAGACTTTGTTCGTGCTGTTGCGCTTAACGAGGCGCGTGTCCAAGTCGAGGCTCAGGAAGCTGATGAACGGAGGCGCGCAACACAAGAACTTATAAAGCAAAACCAGATAATGTATGCGAGTCCAATTGGATATGGAACCGCTGGCGGTGGAGGTTATGGTATTTTCGTAGCTGATATGGTTAAACGCATTCTTAATGGAGATAACTAATGGTAGATACATTTTTTACTGGAACTCCAAGAAGTAGCGGTTACGCTCCAGATCGTCCAAAGTTTGGTACTGTCATTGAGGCAAACTTAGGTCGAACCTTTGATCCAATTTTCTCCACTGTTGAGCGAAGCTTAAAGTTTGGCGCTAAACGAGATCCAAACTACGACTTCAAAAAGTATGCTACTGGTCAGTATCTTGACTTTGCAGCAGAGTTTGCTGCCCAGCCAAATGATCAGGCTGCTGTCAACTTGCGTCAACAGATTGATCGGTCAAGTGCAAACCGACAGACTTTGGCTATGGCGACTACCGCTCAATTGCTTGGGTCTGCGTTCTTTGATCCAATCAATTACATAGGCATTCCATTTGGTGGCCCTGCTTTAACTATTGGCCGAGCGGCGCTACGTACTGCAGCTAGTGTTGGTGCAGTTGAGATTGCGCGTGAAGGTGCAATTCTTGCAACAGATCCATTGGGCCGATACGATGAGGCCGCTATTAACGTTGGTTCATCTATTCTATTTGGTGCAGCTATTGGTGGTTTAGTTTCCGCTCCAGCCGTTGGGCGCGCTCAAGCCTTTGAGAGAGTGAGTAACTACGTTAACGAATTTAATACTCTTCAGCGAGCCAATGAGAACGCTGCCAATATTTCTCCAGAAGTGTTTACTGCTCGACTGCCTCGTGAGCAACGTCCATA